ACCTGACCATCGCCGCGCCGGTGGGCAGCACCAGCCTGATCGCCAAGACGGTCGGCCGCGACTTCTACGACGGCGGCCTGGCCATGCTGCTGGGCACCACCTGGCGCGACTACGAAGTGGTGGAGGTCCTTTCGGTGTCCGGCGCCGGTATCGAGCTGAAACGGCCCACCCTGGCGCCGTGGCCGGTCGGCACACGCCTGGTACCGGCGCGCACCGCGCGCATCAGCACGGAAGGCGTCACCTTCTCCCGCTTCACAGGACAGATGAATTACGGCCGCGTGCGCTTCGAAGTCGTGGGGGTCAGCGAGTTCCCGGCGGCGGCCATGCCGACCTATCGGGGCTACCCGGTGCTCGAGGACCGGCCGGAATGGTCGGCGGACCCGTCCGTTACCCACAACCGAAAGCTGGGGGTGATCGACCAGGGCATCGGGGTGCGCGAGTACGTTGACCAGGGCGGGGTCCCGCTGATGCGCCAGGCGCACCGCTGGTCTGCTGTGGGGCGTGCGCAGCTGCAGCGCATCCGCTCTGTGCTGTACAGCCTGCAGGGGCGTGCGCAGGGCGTGTGGGTGCCATCCTGGGCCGATGACTTCGTCCTGAGCGCATTGGCCGCGACCGGCCAGTCGTCGATCGACGTGGACTGGCTGGGCTACACGCTGTACGTCAACGCCGCGCGCGGCCGCCGCGATATCAGGATCCAGAACGCGGCCGGGGTGCAGTACCGCCGCATCTCCGCTGCCACCGAGCTGTCGGGCGACGTGGAGCGCCTGGCGCTCGATGCGCCCCTCAGTGCCGAGCTGGTGCCCGGCCTGACTACGGTGCAGTACCTGACGCTGTGGCGGCTCGACACGGACCGCCTCGAGCTGGCGTATTGGTCCGGCGATATGGGCGACGATGGCGCGGTGATGGACGTGGCCATGCCGATGAGGAACTACCGCAATGACGTTTGAGGCCTTCGACAGCGGGACCAGGCCGGGCCGCAAGGTCTACCTCTACGTGTGGCAGCGCGGTGAGAAGGTTTGGCGCTACACCAGCGCCGACCGCAAGCTGGTCATCAACACCCAGGAATACACGCCCGCGCCCATCACCCACCCCGATATAGAACAGGGTTCGGAAATCGTGCGGATGAACGTGGAGGTCGACGTTCCCTACAATCACGCCGTGGCACGCATGTATCGGATTCAGGCGCCCACCGATAGCGTCGTGCTCACCATCTCGGCCACCTACATCGAGGATCCAGACACCGAGGTCCGGCCGCAGTGGAGCGGGGCGATTGTTGGCGTGTCCTGGGACCTGACCGACTCGACGGCATCGATCACGCATGCCCCCACGTTCACCAGCCTGCAGCGCATGGGCCTGCGCGGCCGGTGTCAGTCCAGCTGCGACCTGGTGCTCTACGGCCGCCGGTGCGGCGTGTCGCGGGAATCCTTCAAGCTGGTGACCGTGGCCGCCGCCGTGGGCGTCACCAGCCTGACGGCGCCCGGCATCAGTCTGGTGCCCGACGGCTACTACAGCGGGGGTTTCATCGAGTACCGACCAGAGGTCGGCGTGGTGGAGCGCCTGGGCATCACCTCGCACGTTTCCGGCACCGTCAACCTGCTGGGCCGAACCCTGGGCCTGCTGCCCGGCATGGCGGTGGAAGTGTTCCCAGGGTGCGACCACACGCCAGGCCCCAACGGCTGCGCCAAGTTCAACAACATGCCCAACTACGGCGGGTTCCCGTTCTTCGCCAGGAAGAACCCTTTCGGCAACTCTCCCATCTTCTGAGGTCCGCATGGTCATCAATATCTGGGCCCAGCTCGCAATCATGGCCGTGGCGCTGATCGTCGGCGTCGCTCTTGCGCCGAAGCCGCCCATCCCGAAACCGGCACTTCTCGATGACTTCGACGTTCCGGTGGTGGAAGAGGGCGCGGCCATCCCGTGGATCTTCGGCGAGCTGATCGTCAAGGGTTACAACGTGGTGTGGTGGGGCGACCTCTACAGCTCCAAAATCAAGAAAAAAGGCGGGAAGAAGTGACCACCATGGTGACCATGGAACACATCCGGCAGCTGGGCTATTCCACCAGGTGCGACGGGAAGACGTTCTGCGCGCGCGGCGTGCGCGAGTGGTGCGCGGCCAACGGCATCGACTATATCGAGCTGGTGCAGACCGGCATCACGGTCGAGCGCATGCGTGCCACGGACAGCTACGGCGACCAGCTCGCCGATATCGCGGAGGGCGAAGGCCATGGGCGGCAGTAAAAAGCAAACCATCGGCTATGCCTACTACATGGGCCTGCACATGGTGGTGGCCAAGTCGGCCGACGCGCTCATCGAAATCATTGCCGGTGAGCGCACCATCTGGAAGGGCGAGAACTGGCACACGCCGTACCCCGTCGAGCAGGGGCACTTCAAGCATCCCTATGGCGACAGCAGTGGGATATGGAACACGTCGGTGCTTTGGCGAAAGCTGCAGCCGCCTATCGGCAACGTCACCAGCAATCGCCAGATCCTGATCAACGCGCCCAACGTGTTCGGCGGGCAGGAGAAGGAGGGCGGCATCGTCGGATCCCTCGACGTAATGTTCGGCGGTGCAGACCAGGGGGTGAATGACTACCTGCTGCGCGTGCAGGGTGCGCCACAGCCTGCGTACCGGGGCGTTTTCAGCCTGGTGTTTCGCGGCGGCATCGTCACGGCCATGACGCCCTACCTCAAGCCGTGGCAGTTCCGCATCCGCCGAAACCGGGCGCAGTGGGAGGGTGGCGTCTGGTATCCCGAGGCTGTCGATATCGACGTGGGCAACGGGATCGTGTGCATGAACCCGGCGCACATGATGTATCAGGTGATGACCGACAGCGAAGATGGCATGGGCTACCCGCGCGGCACCCTGGACGATGCCGCTTTTCGCAAGCTGGCCGACACGTGCAAGGCCGAAGCCCTGGGGTTGAAAGCCCAGTGGGTGAAGAGCGACACGATCGAGAAGTTCCTCGAGCAGGTTTGCGACCACGCGAACGTGATGGTTTCCCAGGATCCGGTGACCAGCCTGTTCCGCCCGATCGCGCTGCGTGCTGACTACGACCCGGCCACCCTGCTCGAGCTGAATCCCAGCAATGCCGAGCTGGAAATGTGGGACCGCTCGACGCCCGAGGAAACGCTCAACGAAATCACCGTTCAGTGGGATGAGAGCAGCACCGGCAAAGAGGGGTCGGTCACGGTGCAGAGCCTGGCCATGATCCAGGCGATCGGCGGGGTGGTGAACCAGACCAAGACCTACGCCATGTGCCCGACGGCAGCGATCGCACGGCGCCTCGCGCAGCGCGACTGCGACATTGCCAGCGCGCTGCTGGCCCGCTGCCGGATCACCGCCACCCGCGTCGCGGCCCACATCATCCCCGGCGACGTGATCCGCCTGGCTGGGTTCGACAAACTCGACCTGGTGAGCTCGGTTATCCGCGTGCTCAAGGTTCGGTATGGCGGCCCCAACGGTCAGACGGTGACCATCGAGGGCGCAGAGGATGTATTCGGCCTGCCGCTGGCCAGCTACCTGGGCGACCCGCCTGCAGGGTGGGTTGATCCGCCCACCTCCCCGCAGCCATCGACCGCGATCGAGGCAATCGAAATGCCTTACCGCGACCTGGTGCGCGATGGCGGGCAGGACGCCGTGAACATGATGGATCCGGCGGCTGGCTACGTGGGCGCCGTGGCGCTGCGCCCGGCAGGAGTGCCGCAGAGCTTCGAAATGGGTACCAGGGCCACCAGCAGCGGCGACTATGCGTTCGCCGACGGTGGCGATTTCTCGCCCAGTGGAACCCTGGCCACGGGTGTCGGACAGACCGAAACGGTGCTGTCGCTGGCTTCGGTCAGCAGCTGGGCCGAGGCCGAGCCAGGCTCGGTCGCCATGATCGGTCCGTTCCCTGGGTCGGAGCTGGTGCGGGTCGACCAGATCACCGGCAACGTGCTCACCGTAACGCGCGGCGTCATGGACACGGTGCCGCAGGCGTGGGCCGCCGGGACCCGACTGTTCCTGTACGACGACGACATTGCGATCGACACCACCGAATACGCCGCAGGTGAGGTCGTCAACGTGGTTGTGGCCACCCTGGCGGCCGAGGGGTCCACCTCGGTCGAGGAATCCCCGAAAGACAGCGTCACGCTCAACAGGCGCGCCGCGCGGCCCTATCCGGCTGCCGCTCTACGTGTCGCCGGGTCGATGGGCGCAGAGGACCGCTGGGACGCTCTCAGCGCGGCCTGGAACCACCGCAACCGGATCGTGCAGGCCGACACCCTGGTCGGCTACACCGCTGCCAGCATCACCCCCGAGGCGGGAACCACCTACACGGCCGTGTGGCGGCTCAATGACGCGGTGGTAAAGACCACGGCAGGGCTCACCTCCCCGGCCGACACATACACCCCGCCGCAGGGCAGCGGCGGCGCGGCGATGACGCTGACCGTCACCGCGATGCGCGACGGCCTGGCCAGCTGGCAATCACCTATCCTTTCATTCACCTACCGGGCATACGAAATCACCGAGACGGGCGACCAGATCGTCACCGAGTCGGGCGACCCGATAATTTTGGAGTAACAGCCATGGTTGACCGTAAATATTCACAGTTCGACGCGGCGGCCGCGCTGGCGTCAGGTGACCAGGTGGTCGGCCTGCAGGCCGGGAAAAATGTGCGCATCCTGGTATCAGCAATTCGTGCTGGGCTTGCTCTGGACGCGGATACCGTTCATCGATCCGGCGCCGAATCTATCGATGGATTGAAAACGTTCGCCGCTCAGGCCTCTTTCAACGCTGGATTGCGGGTATCAACTGAACAGATCCTTTCCTGGGGTGCTTCCGGCGGATCGGCTTTGGCGGGCGGACGATCCAATACTTCCGGCGCTCTTATCCTTTTTGCCACCTCGGCAGGAACCGGGCCATCTGTGTATTTGCGGCCGCTGGGCAATCTACAGACCGCCGGTCAACTCATTCTGAACGGAGACGGGAGCCTTACGTTCGCCGACAGCACAGCGAAAGAAAAGACAAGGCGCGACCTTGGGTTGCCGATCACTATCTCAGCCACTGCCCCAGCAAATCCGCAGGTTGGCGATGTTTGGATTGATATCTCATGAGCATTATTTGCAACTGGGACGACGTATTGCCAGCTCGCGTTGTCATACCAGCAGGGAGGGTGGAGGACGTTGCCCAGGGATTCGGCGCGTTCGGCAATGGCATGCGCATAGTCGACAGCGGGACAGGATTCGCGCCTGCCGATTGGTCGTCGGTTCGATTTATCGATGAGGCGGTGCCGTTCGATGGTACGAAATACATCCTTTCTGCGCTCTGCAAAATGTCGTATGTCGGCAACGATGGAGCGCAGTTTTCGCTGTTTGGCGTGGGCCTATGGGATGAGGCATTGGTGACCAACCTAAACGCCGGAGCGTATGGGCTGGTGATCATGGACGGGCGAAACGGATCGACAGGAACATCGACCGCCTACCAAATCAGAAGCGGATCGGTCGGGTCGGGAAGCGTTGTCTATAACGGGGTGGCGGCATCCGGCGATTTTGTAGCATCGGCGTTCTATCGCCTGGAACTGGAAATACAAACGACTGCTGGCGCGAACACCTTCACGCTTTTGGCCCGCTGGTACCGGCACGACAGCAATGTTCTGCAGCATTCAGCGTCCACTGTTCTGGCCAAGCCTGCTGCAGGCGTCGTCGTAAGGCCGTGTGTTCTGACCTACCGCCAAGGCAACATCGATAGCGTGCAGGTGCAGCGCGGGACCGAGGAATACATGCCCAATCTTCCTACGCGCGTATGGAACGGATCCGCTTGGGTCACCAAGCTGATGCGTCGAGACGATGGAAAGATTATTCGCCCACGAAAGTTCCCCAATGGCGTCAATGGGTTCCTGGGGTGAATCCGGTCGGCATTGCGCCGACCGGTTGAAGCTCAGTCGATAGATCGACGGTAGATGATCCACCTGGTGGCGATCACCAGCAGCGCCCACACCAGCGGCGCCAGGAATAGCCCCGCGACCAGCAGTGGCCGGGGCCCGATCAAGCCGAAGAACCACAGAACGCCGACGCAGGTGGCCGCCGTCTGGCACGCCTGCAGCACCGCGTGCAGCAGCCCCCGGAACTGCTCACGGATGATGGCGCGGGTGCGGTCGACCTGGATTGCGCGGGCGGCCTTGCGGCGATCGCCCGGCAGAAGGTTCGGCATCACCAGCGCACCGCCATCGCGGCCATAACCGCGAACAGGATGGCCAGCTCAACCCACAGCGGCAGCGGCCGGGGCCGCTTGCGCGCCATCACCGCGAATCCTCGGGGGCGGGTTGCATGGCCTGTTGGAAGGCCAGGCGAGCGGCCTGGAAGTCTTCGCTATCTGTCAGCCACATCATTGATAGCTCGATGAGATCGGCCTCGCGCTGGGTAATCGCTCCAACGCTAAGATGGCTCACGGGTTCGGCCGAAATTTGCGACGCCATCATCAACTGGGTCGCTGCGTTGACCTTTTCCTGTGAAACGGCCAGGTTCTTCATGGCTTCGAAATATTCGGCTTCGCGCCTCTCCGCTCGTACCTGTCGTTTCGATCGCAGTTCCTGGGTCGCTGCCGTTCGCATCACCAGGGTATGCAGCTCGGCCAGGCTCTTTCGCGCCTGGTCGCGCTCTTCCATCACCTGCTGGAAGCCGTTGGCGGCCTCGCTTATCAGCACGCCTATATCGCTGGGATCCAGCGCCAGGGCCGGGACCAGGTCACGGACCCGCTTTATCTGCGCTCTCAGCGCCTCATCTTTGAACGGTGTTGCCATTGATCACCTCGGGATATCAGTGTTTCGGGCGCCGACGATGATGCGCTCGGCGATGATTTCAGCGACGTGGACCGGACGCCCCTGGATGGATTTCCGCACGTACTCGAGTCGGCCCTCGATGAACAACTGATCGCCAGGCCGTAGATCCGCCAGCCCGATCGCGGTGGCCTTCGAATCGAAGGCCTTGATGGTGTGCAGGCTGTCGATGGGCGACTGTTCGCCGCCCTCGCGCCGCTGCCGCCTGGTCACCAGCAGCAGCGTGGCGGTCATCCCGCCGCCCTGCCGCCGAGCAAGGCTCGGCGTTGTCTCGAGGTGCCCGGCCAGCACAACCTGGTTGAAGTGCTCGCTCATTCCGGCAGCGCCTCGGGGATCAACTTCCGTTCCGTGGCCATCTCGATCACGGTCATGCCGCCCGGCAGGAGGATGTGCGACAAGAATGCCGCTTCGAAGGTCATCATCCCAATCTCGATGGCCGTTACCTGGCCCTTTACCCAGTCGCGCAGGATAGAGTAGACGGCAACGCTGCCGATACGCAGGGCCTTCGCTTCGTGGTCGGCCTTGCTGCAGCGGATGCGCGGACCATACGGATGCTCACGCAGCCAGGCAGCGGCGTAGCCGCGCGCGCTGGCTTTCAGCTGCACCTGGCGCCCACGGTGCTCGAACTGCACATGCAGCTCGCCCGTGGCGAAATCCTCGCCGGTGCCGAACCGCTGGCATCCAAAGTTCCGCAGCATCTTCTGTATATCGTTGATCGCATTGTTGCCGCTGGTTGCATTTTCGTATGGCAGGGACATTTCATTTTCCTTCGCTGGGCGCGGCGGCCACCAGGGCCCGGCAGGCGACGCACACCTGGCCGCCGGTGGTGGTCGGCACGCTGGCCGGATGGGGGCAGCGGCGCTGCTGGTGGCGTTCCAGGACCAGGATGGCGCCCAGGCAGAGCGCCACCACCCCCAGGATGCCGCCGACGCTGTAGATCAACCACAGCGCGCTCTGCACGCTTTCCGGTGTGAAGTTCATGGGCACCTCAGAAGGGCAGCGGGCACAGCTTTTCGCCGTGCTCGGGGCAGAGGTAATCGGTACCGTGTGCGATGGCGAACCCGCCGATCGGTATGTAGTGGTTTTCCTTGGGGTGGCCATCGCGGTGGCATGCCCATTCGCCGACCCCCGGCCGTGCATTGGGCACGGCGGGGAGCGGCACCAGCGGCGCCCTGTCGGCCTGGAAGCCGCGCGCGACCAGCTCGAGCAGCAGTGGGCCGCCGAGCAGGCGCATGGCGCGCGTGACTTCGTAGGTGAGCTGCGATCGAGGATCCTCTTCCAGCTGGCGCCGCCAGGAATCAACCATCGCCTGCAGCTGGTCGCGGCGATCCTCGGGCACGGCGGGCATGCCGGGGTGGAATCGGGCGGCCATCAGGGCAGCTCCGCCGCGTCAACAGCCATCTGCAGCAGGCTGTATTCCCGGTAACCGGTCAGCCCCTTGTCCTTCATCAGTGCCAGCGCCTCGCGTGCGCAATGCAAGAGGTCGTGCTTCGGCTGGGAGGCCAGGGGCTGGTTGAGGTTCCCGCGAACGTTGACCGGCTGCTGCGGCGCTGCCACGAAGTGCCCGCCATAGGTGGCCACGCGGCGAACCTCGACGGTCTCCGAAACCGGCGGCAGGTGGTGCTGGTCGAGGATATCGACCGGCTCGGCCACGTCCACCGTGTCAGCTCCCGGCGGCAGGTCGTCGTCGGCGTCGTCGGCGTCAGGTGCGGGAGTGCTGGCGGCAGCCTGGGCCTGCGCCTCGGCCTCCTGCTTTGCCTTGAAGGCGCGAAACTCGGCCAGCTCCTTCGCATCCTTGTCGGCCTGCTGGCGCTTGTCGCGCGCGGCGCGCAGTGCATTGATGGTGACGCTGTATTCGTATTTGGCCGCCGCGTGCAGATCCTGCGGCAGGTCCTGGACCTGGATATCGTGGCTTTTCATCACCTGCACGATGAGGTTGTCGATCGCTTCAACAGTGGTATCCGGATGCACGTTGCGCATCTCGCGGATGGCGTCGAACGCCTTACGGATGATTTCCGCCTTGCGTTCTTCCTCTTCCTTTGCCGCGCGGGCGGCCTCTGCCCGGCGCAGATTCTCGGCGTCGATCAATTCGGAGAGGCGGGTCTCTTCCGGCCGGATGTGCGCAATCAGCTTGTTTTCCTCGGCGATAACGGCCTTCTGGTACTTGTTTGCGTCATCGCGGGCGGCCTTGCCGGTTTTCTCGATGGTGGTGCGCGCGGTCGTGAGCGTCTTCTTCCGGGCGATCGCCTCGGCCAGGCCGTCGTCGTTGGTGATGGTGAGAATGTTGGCCGACTGTTTTGCCAGCGCGATGAGCGCGGCGGCGGTCTTCTCGCTTTTCAGCATGTGCTGCGCACGCTGCTCGGGGGTCAGCTCGGCCAGGTCGGTGCCATGCTGCTGATCTTCGGTCGCGGCCTGGATGGATTCATCCTGCGGGGCGGCGGCGGACTTCTTCGGTGCGGTTTTGCGTGGTGCCATGGTCGTGTCTTCCTTCAATTCTTGGGGGATTTGGTGGCTGCAGCTTTGTTGCGGTTGTAGTCAGCGACGGCCTTTTTCAGGGCCTCCCGCTCGGCGGTGGTGAACCATCCGCCTTTGGTCGTGGCAAGCCACAGAACGCCTTGCTCCTTCGCGGAGAAGCCCAGCCATTCCTGGGCAGCCTGGTCGGGATGCTTCTGCAGGTTGTCGCGGATGAACTGCATGGACCGCCGCGTCTCTTCGTCGGCCATCGCCAATTCCAGGGCGCGCCGCTTCCGATCGTTGGCTTCTTCGCTGCTGGGCGGCGGGCTGGCACTGTTCCCGCTGACGTGCCCAATCAGGCTGATTGCTTCGTCGACCTGGTCGGCCGACAGTGTGGCCACGGCGGCCACTTCCATCCTCGAGCAGAGGGCGGCCTCGGTCATCCCGGCGTCTTTCAGCAGGCCCTGGATCATCTTCACTTGCTTGTCAGTGGCGGGCTTGCTGCGCTTGCGCGAGCGCGCGGGCTTCTTCTCGCCGGTGGCGGTTTCCTTGCTGACGCCGGTGCCGTCGGTGTCGTCTTCCGGGGAGATGCCCAGCAACGAAGTGACGCCGTAGCGCTTGGCATAGCTCTGCGCGGTGCCGTAGTCGTGCGGGTTGTCGGAGCCGTCGGGCATCAGGATGCGCACCTGATTGCCGATCCATTCGCCACTGGAATGCAGCAGCATGGTTTCCATCACTTCGGTGCGTACCGTGGTCTGGTCGTCGATATCCACCTCGACCATCAGCGGGCCCTGGGCAATCACCAGGCCATTTTTTGCCAGCGGGTTGCGCACGGCGGCCAGGATGTGATCGAGGGTGGCGTAGCTGTAGGGCTCTTCCTCGCCGGTGACGGCGTTGTAGGAAGTGCCGCTGCGGTTCTTCGTGATGGTGGGGAACGTCAGCACGGCTGTGGCCAGTGCTGCCGCCAACTGTCCGAATTGCTCGGAACGCTTCATCGGTATTCCTCTGGTTGTGGGACCGGCGATTGCCGGGGGCGAGTGCATATTGCCCCGATCAAATGCGTATTGCAACAGGAGATTGCAGAGGTTACATTGGCCCCGTCCCATCAACCGAGACCCACAGAACATGTCTGAAAAAGAGAACGCCCCCATCAACCGCGTGCCGACCGACCCGGTGCTGCGTGCCCGCTACCTGGCCATCATGGCCGCAGGAAACTACACCGTGGTCGGCAAGGCGATGGGCTTCACCCGTGGCGAAGCGGTGCGCCAGTGGTGCCAGGAAGGGTCTGACCGCCACCCCAGCCCCGAGCAGGCGCGCAAGCTGGTCGAGATGTGCGGGAACGAGTTCACGCTCGAGCAGATCCTTCCCGGCGTCTACCAGGGGCTCAGCGTGAAGGAGCTGGGATATCGTCCGAACTGAGGCCCGGCGATGATCGATAAACGTAGGACGGCTGCGATGGTGCAGCCGTGAGCTGGCCCGCAATGACCTGGGCCCTGTCTCAGAACCTGAAAGCCCCCGAGAAGCTGGTGCTCCTGCTGCTGGCCTATCGGGCGAACCCTGAAACAGAGATTGCAGACGCCACGCTCGACAAGCTTGCGAGCGAGTGCGGGATGAGCAGATCCGGCATCAAAAAGGTGATTCAGCGCCTGGTTGATGCCGACAAGGTGGAGGTAGAAATACGCACCGTAGAGGGCGGGAAGAACCTGCCCAACCGGTACAAGATCACGTTCCGCGATAGGGGTCACGACGTGACCCCAGTGGGGTTACCAGGTGACCGCAATAGGGGTCCTGACGTGACCACAAAAGCAGGGAGCATTTCAGATAGTAGTAATACAGGGCCGAAGCTGGATTTCAGCAGCTGGCCAGAGCCGCCCGGCGAGATTTTCCTCGATGCCTGGCTGGCTCACCGGAAGCGGAAGCGGGCAGAGGTCACCGAGCTGGTGATGACAGCCATGGGGAAGGAGCTGCGCGCCGCTGTCGTCATCGGCTGGACGGTCGACCAGGTGCTCGAGGAAATCTGTTTCAGGAACTGGCAAGGCTTCAAGGCCACATGGCTGGACCCCAAAACGAAAAAGCCCCCGCCGGGCATGGCAGGGGCTCAGAACGAAAACGGCAAGCGAGGTGGTGATTATGCACAAGGCAGGCCAGGCGGCAATAACAGGGCTCCGACAAGCGCGTTCGACCGCGTTGCAGACAACGCCCGACGCCGAGCGGCAGAGAACGCCGCTCGGGGATCAAGCGCTGGACCTGATATCGGTGACGATGACGGCGGCCTATGGCCACAAGTGGACCTCAACCCACGGCGATGACTTCGCCAACGGTGCAGGGCCCCTGTGGGCCAGGGAGCTGGCAGGCGTAGGACCGAGGCGGCTGTCGCGTGCGCTCGAGGTGTGGGTATCCGGCGGCAATGAGTGGCCGCCCACCCTGGTCGAGCTGAAATCAGCGTGCTTCGGCATCCCCGCGATGCCGGTGGTGAAGCTCGAGCGTGCAGGCCCGGCGAGTGAGCAGTCGGGCTTTACCATCCTGGTCGGCCAGATGATCGACTCGACGGAATGGCGCATGGCTGATTTCCGCTTCCAGCAGCGCCTGCTCATCGATGCCTATGAGATGGCCAAAGCGCACGTTCTGGCGGGCGGACTGCTGCCCGAGTACGTTCCGCCGGAAAGGCAGCTGCAGCCGCCGGAATGCCACCGCCCACCACCCGACCACATGCTCAGCCCCGGCGACGCTATGCGTCAGATCGAGCGGATGCTTCACGTGGCCACGCCGGAACCGCCGCCGCCACGCCCGCCCCCCAGCCCCGAGCCCTGCAGGCGCTGTAACGGAACCATGAAAGATCCGCTACCCGATGCGTACCACCCGGACCAGCTGCGACCAGGCGAGTGCCTGGCCTGCTACGGCAGCGGCAACGAAGCCAGCATCAATCGAATCGTCAACCCCGACGGAACCATAAAGGAACGCGCGATATGACCAGCAAGAAAGAAGCCAAGCCGAAGCCCGCCCTCGCCCCCATCATCAAGTGGGACGACGCCCTGGATATCGAAACCACGCCGGTCGAGAGCAGCCAGCTGCACAGCATTGGCCACAGCGAAGAGCACGGCCTCTTGGCCGTCCGCTTCAAGGACTTCAAGACCGGCGAGGCAAAGAGCCTCTATCACTACAGCAACGTGGGAGCCACCGAGTTCGCCGCACTGCGCGATGCCGAATCGGTGACGGCCTACTTCCGCGACAACATCAAGGCCCACCCGGATCGCTACCCGTGCTTCCGCATCGACGAAGCTGGAAAGGTCGAGGCGCCCAATGGCTGACGCGATCAAAATCCGGCCTCAGCAAGTGGGGGCAAAGTGGCGCTGCAGGTCGTGCAAGAGCGTGGCAACGGTGAGCATTTACGTTGCCTTGCACATGAAGGATGGGCTCATCCACACCTGCAGTTGCGGCCAGAAATCTGAGGTTGAGAAATGGAAGGTGAAGCCAATCGGAGAGGTCGCAAGCCATGATTGAAAAATGGCTGCAATACACCTGCGACGGATGCGGTGAGACCGAGCAATGTGGCGATCCTAATGCCACCGCGAAGGAGGTGCGCAAGCACATCAAGCAATACGGCTGGAAGAACATCGGCCGCCTCGACTACTGCCAGGCGTGTGTAGATAGCGGGCTGGCTAGGGATCGCGTGGAGGGCTTCGGCGCATGAGCGGAAACCAGAGCGAACTGCTGCCACGCCCGGAACCTGGCGCTCGCTTCGTGTGCCAGTTCCGGATTAAGGGTGAGCCCATCGGCAAAGGTCGGCCGCGCGCCAGGCTGGTCACGCCGAAGGGCAAAAAGCCTTTCATCTCCATGTACACCGACAGCCAAACCCGTGACTACGAGGATTCGGTCAAGCGCTTGGCGCAGTACGCGATGCTGGGCCACCCGCCGATCGAGCGCGCGGTCGAACTGAACGTCACCATCTACATCCAGATCCCTGACACCTGGCCGCAGTGGAAGCGCGACGCAGCCAGCGGGCAGGAAATCATGCCCACCACGAAGCCGGATATCTCCAACGTGGTGAAGTCGATCGAAGATGCGATGAACGGGGTGGTCTACAAAGACGATTCGCAGATCGTGTCGACGGACACGGTGAAGCTGTTTCACATGGGCCCGACCGAGATAGTGGTGCGCGTGCGCGACAGCGGCCGCGCCCTGTCCACGGTCAGTTCCCGCGCCGCGTTCGAGGCAGGCCGTGGCTAAAATCCCCCTCAGCCATCACCACCGCGACGCGAAGAAGATCCTCGCCGCCGCGCTGGGCAACTATCACCAGCTCAACACCTCCCTGGCGGTCAGCTGCAGCACCAGGAAGCCCAAGCCCGGCGAGACCCAGGAAGAGCTGGACGCCCGCGCCACCGTGTACCAGGAGCGGGCCGATATAGCGCTCGCCCTGCAATCCCAAGCCCAACCCGTCCCACCGAAGGAATGACCATGAAGATGATTAGCGAGGCCATCACGGCCGGAAGCCTGCAGGCACTGAGCGAAGAGTGCGCACGCGGCGAGACACGTCAGCAAGACCGCCACGCCGCCCGCGCGCTGGTCGAGCTGGGCGGCCACCATCACCACCCGAACCGAAAGCAGCGCCGGGCCATCGAGGCAGAAGAGCGTCGGTCGGCAAAGCGCAAGGCGGTGATCAAGTGACCGCGTTCCTGCGTAACAAAGGCAGCAGCCACCGCATCGACCTGGACGACCCGAACACCCCGATCACCCTGGTGGCAGACCAGTTCAAGTCGTTTCGGGAGAACGTGATTCCTATGTCGGCCTCTGATGTGCAGGTGTCGGAAATGCGGCGTGCGTTCTACGCCGGGGCGGCCGCCGTCGGCTACATCATTCAGGACTGTTTTGCCGAGGGTCTGCCGGAGGAAGAGGTGGGCAAAGTGCTCCCGGCGATCGACGTGGAGGTCAACCGGTTCGGCGCCCAGGTGTTGCAACAAGCGGGCAGCAGACGCAGTAAGCACTGAGCCGTGGTAAATTGCTTCCCCGTCACCACCCCAGGGCGGGGAAGCATGAAAAGCGAGACGTTGAACCAGATCGCGGAACTGTGTGGCCACCAGGCCGCGATACTGCTGACCCGTGCGTTCGGCGGCCGCCACCTCAGCATTCCAACTGAGGCAGGCATGCACGACCAGCACCCGATTGCGCTGATCATCGGCCTGACCGCAGCGAGGAAGCTGGCCAAGGCCAGGGCCAGGGAGCGCATCGAAATACCCAGCGAAATGAACGCCATCCTCGAGCTGCGCAACGCGCACATAATCAAGCTGTTCGAGGCGGGCACCAGCATCCGGGCTATCAGTTTCGATATCGGCCTCTCCCGGAAGTGGGTGCGCAGCATCCTCCTGAAAAGCGGATACCAGCAGCAGCTGGACGAACGCGAGCAGGCCGCCCGGAATTAGTCCCACCTATCCCAGGCGCCCACCTGGCAATAGCCTGCCCGCAGTTAACCAGGGGCACGCGCATGGCTTATCAGCTCAGCAACGCATCAAAATCCCGTCTGCAGGGAGTCGACCCACGCCTGGTGCGCGTGGTGGAGCGTGCAATACAGCTCACCACCCAGGATTTCACCGTGCTGGAAGGCGTGCGGAGCCTGGAAAAGCAGAAGAAGAACGTAGCCAGCGGCGCCAGCCAGACCATGAACAGCCGCCACCTGGTGCAGTCCGACGGCTACGGCAAGGCCGTCGACCTGGTCGCCTGGACCAGCAAGGGCATCAGCTGGGACTGGGATCTCTACCTGGCGATCGCTGACGCGATGCGCCGCGCAGCCGCCGAGCTGGGCGTGCCGATCCGCTACGGCGGCGGCTGGTTCCGGCTCGACAGCCTGCCCACGAAGTCGGCGATCGAAGCCGAAACGAAGGCCTACACCGCGCGCCAGCGCAAGGCCGGGAAGAAGGCCTTTCTCGATGGCCCGCACTTCGAAATCCCGGTAGGGCTGTGATCCGGGTGGACGCTCTGGATCGAGTCTGCAGCCTGTTCCTGGTGATGGTCGCGCCGTGGGTGGCCGCCATCTTCGACAACAGCCTCACCACGCCCATCCTGGGCGTTTCGGTGACAACGATCGCTGGCGCCGTGCTGGGCACCTTCGCCGCGATGGGCTACGACCCCAACACCAACCGGCCGCGCGGCAAGGTGATGGTCGTGGCTGTGGCCACGGTGATCATTGCCTCAGCTCTGGTTGGCGTCGGCCCGCGTATGTTCGGCCTCGAGTGGGTCAACAGCACGACCGAGGGCGCACTCGCCACCATCACCGCCCTGGTGGTGTATTACCTGGCACCTGTGATCGTGGAACGCGGACCCGATGAGGCCCGGCGCATCAAAATCGCCGACCTGCTCGGCATCTTCCTGCCATGGATTCGCAGGAACCAACCGCCAACCCGGCGCGACGACGACAAGGACCCCCGACCGTGAATATCTGGTATCTGTTGGCCGTCCCGGCCTGGTGCATTCTGCTGGTTACCGCCGCCTCGCGCCTGACCGGGATGGGCCGGGATGAGTGGAGCGTAGCGGCCCACCTTCGCCGCGCTGGCCTCATTGGCTGCGCCGTTGCTGCCATGACCATGCTGGCGACACCCTTCGCCAAGGATGGATGGCTGTATGGCGATAGCACCTGGCGCGGGGTGCTGATTTCCTGGGCACTGGCGCTGGACTGGATAACCACGCCAGGCATGCCCCCGTGGTGGGACTTCGTGCTGGGGGTCCACCGCAACACGGACGAATGGAAGAACAAGGGGCTGCGCGCCAGGTTGAAGGGCGAATGGCATGCCCTGGTCGAAAGCTTCAAGCCCCGCCGCAACCGCCCGGAAGAGGCGGCCAAATACGGCAAGCTTCCATGACCCTGGTGTTCCTGACCGCCTACGCCGCGCTGATCGCGGGAGCCCGAATCCATGACAATCCAAATCAAGGCCGCTGGTGCAGGGCTGAAAATCCTTGCTGGCGTGCTGCTGGCGGTCGTCCTTCTCTTCATCGTCCTGCAGGTGCGCCAGTGGCGCGCCGACGCCAAGGAAGCACCTGCGCGCATCGAGGCCAGGGACGCCACCGCCGGTGCAACCACCGACATCGCTGCTGACCTGGGCGCGGCCACCGATGAGCAGCACCAGGTCGAGGTCCGAATCATCACCGACACCAGGCAGCTACAGACCCGATTGGAGACGATCCGCCGTGAAAGCCCGACTGTTGATGCCGCTCTTGCTACCCCTATTCCTGTCGAGCTGCGCGAGCTTGCCCGCGCAAGACGTGAGGCCCGCGACCGACTTGGAGCTGCTGCGGATGGGGGTGCAGGAGCTGACCAGGGAACGGCAGCCGCAGGGTCCGGTAACCAGGACTGAGGATGCCACCGAGCTGCAGGCGCTGTTCCTGCTGTCGATCGCACTCGAGGACACCAACTGGCTGCAGAACGACGACAAGCGCCGGATCTACCGCTTCGTCGACCGCGCCACGCGCCGCATCGAGCTTTCCCGGCTGCCGACCTGCGCCTGGTACCAGTGGGGATGCCAGCGCCAGCGCCGCGACGTGCAGAAGCGCATTGACGCCGCAGGGCAGACCCCATAGGATTCGCCTTGCGCCGGTCTCAGCAACCGGCGGTGGTGACCCCCCAGTCGCCCGCCCTGCTACCTCCCCGTAGCCTGCCGACCGCGTCGGCGCTCTCCACCGGTTGCGCGTGGTTGAGAAAGGGCATAGCAACGAACCCCCGCGCATTATGGGAATAGGGCGCGGGGGTTTTTTTATGCCCCCAGCACTTGCAGACTGCAACCAGCGGTTGTAATGTGCATCCTGCAGCGCACTTCCGCGCTGACTACGCCCAGGGGGGCAAACCCATGAAGTTCATCAAGACCGTGGCCATTCTCGGCCTCATCGCTCTGGCCGGTACCGCGTCGGCCACCTGCAGCAACGGCGCCACCAACTGGCCCAAGTGCGACAACCAGCCGAAGCCGCCGACCACCACCCCGGACAAGCCGTCCACCTGGTGGAACGAGAACAAGAACACCAACACCAACGAAGCCAACAGCGAATCCACGTCGACCGGCGTGGGCGTTGGTGTGGGCATCGGCCAGGGTGGCGCTGGTGGTGATGGCGGCAAGGGCGGCACCGGCTACGGCGGCAGCGCCGCGCAGGGCCAGCAGCAGAGCCAGGGGCAGCAGCAGGGCCAGGGGCAGCAGCAGGGCATCGCAGACTCGGGCAACAGCCAGGCCAGCACCGGCGCCATCGGCATCGGCCTGGACAATGCCAGCAGCAGCGCCAGCGGCGCGTACAGCGGCGGCAACAGCCTCACCGGGGGCAACACCCGCAGCGAGTCGGCCGTGACCGGCTCAGGCAACGGCAGCGCCTCGGCGGACAACAGCGGCGGCAACAGCGCCGTGTCGATCGATGCCAGCGACAAGTCCAGCAGCAGCACCAGCTTCCGCGACGAAACGCTGTTCATCCCGTCCGTGGTGCCGTCCAGCCCCGGCGCCGTGGTCGGCGTCGGCAACGTCATCAGCGTGACCGGCACCTGCGGGCCGCTGCAGACCGTCATCCGTGAGCAGATCACCGGCACCTATGTCGGCTTGATCAAGCGGTCCACCATCGCCCAGGGCTTCAACGAGACTCTGGCCCCGTACACCGAGGGCGGCCAGGTCGTCAGCTACCGCGCCGAGCTGCAGGCCGATGGCTCGAGCAAGTTCTTCGGCCACCAGCCGGTGCTGCTGTCGACAGTGGTGGCCGTCGGCGCTGGCCGGAACCTGGCGATCGGCGGCGGCAGCGGCCGCGACTGGGGCCAGGTCGGTGGTGGTAGCAGCAGCTCGATGACGCAGCTGGTCACGCAGGTGCACCTGATGCCGTGCGAAGTGCAGGCCCAGCCGCGCCAGGTGCTGGTCGAGGTGCCGGTGAAGACCGGCCGCCGTTGATCACGGTCTACATCAAGGCAGCGATCATCTGTTTTTCCGGCCAGTGCCACCCGGCGCTGGTCGGACCTTCCACCCCCGTCGGGCAGTTCGAACTGATCCCTCGGGTAGTGGCCACACCTGGCTACGGCGGCGACGTGCTGCAGTTCGCCGAGGATGACGCCAGCTGGTTGGCCATCCACCGTGTATGGGAAGGGAACCCGCGCCAGCGCCGCGCCCAGCGCCTGGCCAGCGGCACCGCTGCCGACCGCATGCTCACCGATGGGTGCATCAACGTAACGCCCGCCGTCTACCTGCAGCTGCGCGACTGCTGCAGTCATTCCCCGATCGAGGTACGACCATGACCACCGAAACCGAACGCTCTATCGCCCATCCGGTCTATGACCTGCCGGGCACCGAGAAGGACGACCGCGCCGACGGCGTGGAGCTGCTTTTCATCGACGCCGATGGCGAGCAGAAGCTCACCGCACGCCGCTACGGCGCCACGTCCTGGTGGGTGCAGAGCTGGGTTCTGATGGAAACCCCCACCGGCATGGCCTGGGGCGAAGCCTTCGGCTACCAGGTCGCCGACGAAACCATCACCCTCCTGGCCGCGCTGGCCAGCCACACCTGAGACACCGGCATGCCTTACATGATTCTCTTCATCTTCGCCGCCGTGTGGTTCTTCGGCCGAAAGAAGGCCATCTACCATTTCAGCGCGATTCTCGCGGTGTACCGCCTTCCGCAGAGCGACAAGCATGCGCTGTGGGCTTTGGTGCATTGGGTGGGGATCCTGGGCGCGTGGATTACGGCAGGTTGGATCCTCGCAGGGTGGGCGCTGTGACCGCGCCCGTTGGTCCGCGAGCGCCCCAGCCCAGCTGGTGCCCTGATCGGCTGTTCATCACGTTGACCGACTTTCACGGCACTGCGCCGATATACGTTCGGCCTGGCCAGATCGTGGCGATCACTGGCCACGCAAAGGACGCGGCCACCGTGGTGCTGAAAGGGCGTGAGTCGTATTTCAAGGTGAAGGAGACGCCGGAGGAAGTGGTCAACAAGATTGCCGAGGCCACCAGGTGATGCACGCCATTCCTGGAATCCTGCTCGGCCTGCTGATGCTGGCGGGCCTGCTGGTGGCGCACATCGCCTGGTGCAACGAAAGGAAGGCCAGGGCGCCCGCTGTAGTGACCAGCGCGAAGGTGGCACGCACGCGCTTGGAGCCGGTAATCGAACAGGACCGCATCCGTGGCCCCATCGGACCGCGCCGCGCCGCCTGGTACCTGCGCCACATCGCGGCACGGCCGCCGGTAACGATCGACTGCCGGTGCGTCCTGGTTCCCATCGACCAATCAACCGAAGAGGAAAGCCATGGCCAGTAACGTCGAAATGGTCATCAAGTCTGTTTCGCAGAGCGCGATCAAGGCGGTGTTTGCCGCCATGGCGCTCGAGTCTCTGGTCCAGGTTGCAACCGTGACGCGCCTGCAGCACTTGCGCACGCAGGCCCGCCGCAAGGGCCGTCCTGGCTGGCGCCATCATCCCGTGATGAGCAGAGCGCGCATCAGCAGGATGGTTCGCAGTCTGGAAGCGATGAATTCCAAGCGGGCAGCCATCGAGGCCGATCGAATCCGGGACGTGCGCGAGATGGTGCAGCGCCTGCCCCGCATGTTCCACAGCGGTGGCCTGGTCGGCAGCGATATGCCTTTCCACCCGATCATCGAGCGCGGCACCGAGTACCTGGTGCCGCACCGGGCCATCGAGACCAAGGAACTGCGAACCTTGGGAGAGCAGGAGGTAATCACGGTGTCGAGGGTGTTTAGCCAGGAACAGCCGGATGAGTTCACTGGCTCGACCGCGATCGACGGCGAGTTTCGGAACATCCCCGCTGACGCATGGGACAGGCTCGCTGCCACGCTTGGAGCGGTCGGCCGTTCGCCCTCTGAGGGGGTGGGGCGTTCGCCCCCCGTAATCGGGCCCAGGAAGCCCCCTGTGTTCCGCCTGACCCCCGGCGCTCGCATGCAGATCGGCCGTACCTGGTACGTGGCTGTATCCCGCCCCGATGGATCCACCATGATGGTGAAAGAGAAGCCCGAACCCCTGTAATCCCAACAGACCACGTAATTGCCGATCACCACCAGCGAGTGCAACTCGCAACCGCAGCACCGTCAATCGCACCAGCACGCAGTAAGCTGGCAACCAACAGAGGCGCCCAGGATGGGCCGAGGGAGCCTCTTCGAACACACCACCGGCCCGAACGGAGAAAAAAGCATGCTCCACCTGGAAGAAGTCATCGCCACGCTGGTCAACGTGAACCTGCGTACCGAGAAGATGGGCAAGGACAACCACCGGCCCGCCGCCGACCTGAGTTTCAGCGTCGATATCCCCAGCACCATGCTGGACACCATCGAGCCCGGCCTGTTGAAGGCGCTGTATCGGGCCAAGGACGAAAGCGGGCACCAGGGCGACCTGGCAGCAGCGCCCGAGCAGCTGACAACCCCGCGTTTCCCCAAGGCCAAGCCCTTCGCCCTGACCGAGGACTGGCCGGGCTACTTCCTCGACCTGGCCCACGGCGAGTGGGACAACAAACAGGTCAGCCTCGACAAGGGCACGCTCAAGTCGATTTCCCTGGCGCCGAAGAACGGCGGCACCGTCGAGCTGTCGTTCAAGGTGGGTTGCCACCCGCAGCCGGAAGAGGTGGCCATCCTCTATGAGCTCATGGGCAGCGAGGTCGATATCACCCTGGCCCCGCCGTCGCTGGATGACCTGAAAAAGCTGCGGGAAGACGCGAAGAAGAAGGTAGAGCCGCCGCCGCCGGTCGTGGATCCGGCCCAGCAGCAGCTGGGCGCTGATGCGCCTGCAGGTCGCGCCTTCTCCGATGCGATCGACGGCCGTGGCGATCGCCCGCCCAGCACCAAGGCGGCGGCCGCACCCGCAGCGGCTGCAAAGAAGGCCCCGGCGAAGAAGGCCGCCGCCAAGAAGACGGCCCGCAAGGACTGAACCAGCCACCACCCGGCCAGCCCACCCTGGCCGGGTTTCCCTTACCAGGAGCACCGCCCCATGAAAGACCATCACGCCCTCATTGAACGCAACCCGGACGACCCGGACAGCTGGCAGGAAATGACCCTGCTGCATGACGGCAAGGCCTATCGATTCGTTGCAGATCCCGTGCTGTGGGAGAAGCACCACGCCACGCTGTCGCAGACGCTCAGGTGGCCGGACCGTTTCGAGGCCGCCCCGGCCTTCGCCTATGCCTCTGGCGAGGAATTCGGCTACATCGACGTGGCCGACGGCTATCGGAAGAAGGCCGTAGGCCGCTACCTGGGCATCGTGCCCGAGCCGGGTGCGCAATGAGCGCCGGTCAGATTGGACCCGCACCAACGGGCGCCGAAGTCATCCGCGCAGCCATGGCGGAAATCATCGAGGCCGTGCGAGCGCATCTCCCGCCTGACGGCAGCAGCGTGGAATCATTCGTCAATCGTGTGATCGCGGCAGCCGACAATGCCCGGATCGTCGACGCAATGCAGGATCAGCCCTCCCCGCCTGCGCAGCCCGAAAGCCAGCCGTCGTGGGGAGTGCCGATAGCCCACGTTCCCGTGCATCCCCGGAATGGGCCGCTGTGGGCAGAAACCTTGGCAGCTGGTTCTGAGTTTGACCGCTGCAACAGATATCCGATGATGGCGCTCTACTGCGCCCCGCCTCCGCAGGATGTGTGCGAGACCTGCAAGGGCTGGGGACTTATCGGTGGGCCCAGCTACCAGGAGCCAGGCGAAGGTGGCGCGCCTTGCCCGGACTGCAGCGAGGCGGCGTCGAAGACCCCCCTCGGCCTCCTGGCCGGGATGATCCGGAGCATCGGGTTCGCCGGTGAGCTTCGCTTCGGCAAGGCCGCTGGCCAGGCGATCGTCGAGCAGATCGAGAAAGTGCTCATCGGGTCGCCCAACCCCGGCCCGGTGGCATACCAGATCCGTGAAGATTTGAAGCACAACGGATTCCACGATGACGAATGGCGGCCTATCGACCGCGAAGAGTACGAAGAAACCAAGCGCGTAATGGGCGGCCACGGGCCCAGGCGACTGGCAGGGAATGCAGGACGTGGGGACCTGCGTATCGATGAAGGTGGATGGATGATCGAGCTGCGCGAGCTGTATGCCGGTCCGCCTGCGCAGCCCGTGGAACTGCCCGGCCTGTCCTGGGAGGGCATGGATAGCTGCCCGCGAGACGGTACCGTGGTGCTGCTCAGGTGGGGCGAGGACCACGTATCACCCGGCTGGTGGGCGTCGCTCACTGATATGGATGACGGCGCCGAAAAGGACCCCTTCCCATGGGCATTCTTCGACGGGAAGGATGGCCAGGTGTTCGTGAACCACGCCGTCGATACCGAGCTGGGCCCAACGCACTGGACGCACTACAGGCCTGCGGCAGATGCCAGGCGTAAGGGGGGCGGGAAATGAGCGGATCCGTTCGTCAGACGCTGGGATACGTGAGCATCGCCGTGGTGATGGGCCTTGCCCTGGTGCTTGCCATGGTGGCCACCGACCGCGCCGTGGTGCGCATGCGGCCCAATGCCACGGCCCTCCCGGCAGCGCTGCCAGAGCCCGGGAACGAGCTGTTCGAGTTCTACATCGAGGACGTGCGCTACACCGCACGCGGCTACCCAGATCGATTCCTGATGCACGGTGATTCCCTGATCGAATCGCTGATCGTGGGCAAGGCCGTCGACCAGCTGCGGCCTGGCACCGGACTGTGGGACGCCACCCAGGACGAACCCATGTTCATCGGGCGCATTGTGGCCATCACCCCGCCGGGCTGATACTTCCCGCGTCAACGCTACCGGGAGCGCATCCCGGACCACCCAACCCCGAGGACCCGAAATGCACCTTGTACGTTTCCAGACCCGCGCAGGCCTGCAGATGGTCGGCATGCAGGGTGACGCCAATGGCGTCATCAACGCGGCCGATATCGACACCGTCACCCGGCTGCTGAACCTGCAGGACGAACCGGCACCGGACGGCACCGGCCTGCACGTTGTGTCCACCGGTACCGACCCGCTCGAAATCCGTCGCCTGGGCAACGTGGTCGCCGAGAACCAGGAGCCGCCGCAGGCCGAAGACCCGGCGCCCACGTCCGGCGGAGAGCAGATCCACGACCCGGCCGACTGAGCCGGGTTCCACAGCAGCACCCCTTCACAGCCAAGGAAAAACAGCATGAGCACGAAATCCGCCGTCGTCGTCGTCCGCCAGACCAATGCCACCGGCGCGCGCCTGGTGATCGATCGCCAGGGTTACCCGAGCCAGGACACGGTGATCGACCACGAAAACACCCACCACCTGCTGCCGGGCCAGTCGATCACTATCCGGTGCCTCGAGGTGGCCACTGCCGAGCACGGCTCGGCGATCGACCCGCTGCAGGCCCAGCGTGACGCCGACGCGGCCGCCCAGGCGCATGCCCAGGGGGCTGGCCAGACCCTCGCCGAAGGCCTGGACCAGGACCGCAAGGACAACCCCCAGGCTGACGCGGCCGCTGCCAGCGGTACCGACGCGGTGTCGACCACCGACGGCGTGCAGACCGACAGCACCGTGGGTACCGACCTGACCGGCGGCACCAGCACCACCAGCGGCGCCACCACGACCACGACCCGCAAGGCCAAGTAACCATGACCACCTGCTCGCCGTGCGCGATATGCACTGATCCGGCCGTTGCCGAGGCGATGGCCGCCCTGCCGCCCTTCGTCTCCCTGGAACACGGTGGCCGCAAAGGCTTCCCGGACACCTGCGGCGACCCGATCGCTATGTCGCGCACGGCCGAGCTGGTGGCATCCAATGGGACGCCGCCCCCGCCGACCTGCTGCGGGTGCCTCTGACACATGCCCCGCAAGACACCCAAGCGCGCAGCCGAACAGCTCGAGACCGACCAGCGGCGCCGGGAATGCCTCGAGCTGCGCACCAGGGGCCTGAGCATGGCCGCCATCGGCGAGCGGCTTGGCCTGGCGAAGTCGACCGTACACAAGCACCTGCGCAAGGCCCTCGACGACCTGGCCGAGAAGGACAGCGAAACCACGGCGCGCTACCGCGCCCTCAACCTGCAGCGCCTGGAATCAGTGATGGCCGCGCTGTGGGTGCATGCCACCGGCGGCGTCGTGCAGACCAGGAAGCGCACGCACCGCGATGGATCTGTCACCGAAACGACCATGAACGTCCTGGACGTGAAGGCCGCGCGGGAGGTGCGGCAGCTGATCACTGCGATGAATAAACTGCTCGGCCTGGAAGCACCGATCAAGATCGCGCACACCGATCCGACCGGCGACCAGGAACGAAGCCCGCATGATTGGTACATGCCCCTACCCGCAGATATGGATCCTCAAGAATGGGCAGCCTCAATGCAGAACATGATGGCCAACCGGACCGCAAAGGCCGAGGAAATGGTCGCGGAACTGCTCGGCAAAGCCAGCGAGCAGCCCACCGGCGAATAGCCAAGGCGCGGGAGAAGACCCCGATATGGGTGCCGCAGCCTGGTCCGCAGACCGCCTTTGTCACCTGCCCCGTGGAGGACGTGCTGTTCGGCGGCGCGCGCGGCGGTGGAAAAACTGACAGCCTGCTAGGACGGGCCCTGATACGAAGCCTGCAGTACCCAGGCCTCTATCGGGGCCTTCTGCTGCGCAGGACCTACGACGAACTGGACGAAGTCAACGGCCGCGCCCATGAGCTGCTGGACCCGATCGGGGCGAAGTGGCGTGCCAGCCGCCATCTGTGGGAGTTCCCCTGGGGTGGCTGGCTGAAAATGCGCTTCGTGCAGCGCGACGCCGATGCCAGCCGGTACCAGGGCCACAGCTACAACGACCTGCTGATCGATGAGGCGGGCAACTTCCCCGACCCGGCGCCGCTGGACAAGCTGACCGCCACCCTGCGCGACAAGAACGGCGTTCCCTGCCGCAAGGCCCTGAGCGCGAACCCGGGTGGACCTGGCCACGGCTGGCTGGTGAACCGCTACATCGAGCCAGCAGCGCCTGGCGTGCCGTTCCACGACCCGACCACCGGTGCCCACCGGGTCTATATCCCCAGCCTGCTCACGGACAACCCGGCGCTACTGTCGCGGGATCCGGGCTATCTGATGCGCCTGCGCCAGTCCGGACCGGCCTGGCTGGTGCGCGCCTGGCTGCTGGGCGACTGGAACGCCTACCCCGACGGCAACGTCGTGCGCATGGAATGGTTCAAGCGCTACAAGGGCGAGCCCGATGGCGTGGTCGCGGTCGTGCAGAGCTGGGACACCGGCATCAAGCCGAACCAGGTCAACGACCCCAGCGTCTGCACTACCTGGGCGGTAACGCGCCACGGCGCTTACCTGGTCGACGTGTTCCGCGAACGCCTGACCTTCCCGGACCTGCGCAGCAAGGCGAAGGAGCTGGCAGAGCTGTGGAAGCCCACCCACGTCCTGATCGAGGACAAGGGCAGCGGCCAGTCGCTGATCCAGGACCTGCGCAACGACACGATCATTCCCGTGGTGCCGATCGAGCCGGTAGGCGACAAGGTCAGCCGCATGATCGGCGCTACCGGCCCGATCGAGGCCGGGAAAATCTACCTGCCATACGCCGCCAGCTGGCTGCAGACCTATGAAGGCGAGCTGGCCATCTTCCCGCTGGCCCCCCATGACGACCAGGTCGACAGCACCAGCCAGTTCATCAACTGGATGCGCGTGAGCCTGGTGGGCCGCATGTTCGAGTTCGACACCGCAGGCCCGCGCATTGGCTTCACGGCCAATTACGGCAGCGGTCCCACCGGCGACGACGATGATGACGGTGGCATGATGCCCCCCGACGACTCGACCGCCGGTTACCTCTAACCCAAGGCACCTACATGGCCACCGAAGACAAAGACGAAATCGTGATGCCCACCCCGCCCCAGGGTGAGCTGTCACAGCCGCAGTTCCACCTGGGCATGCTGGGCGGCCCCTACGCCAACCTGATGGCCGCGCCGGATGACTCGATCCTGGTGGCGCGCGGCGGTGGCGATTACTCGCTGTACCGGGAGACCCTGCGCGACGACGGCTGCGCGGCCCCCTTCGCCCAGCGGCGCCTGGCTGTGACCTCCTGCGAATGGCAGGTCGACGCCGGTGCCGACGACGCGCTCAGCAAGAACGCGGCCGCCTGGATGCGCGAGCAGCTGCAGCAGCTGGAATGGGACCGCATCACCGACAAGATGCTGTATTCGACCTGGTACGGGCATGCCATCGCGGAAGCCATCTACTCGCCGAACCAGATCGAGGGGAAGGTCGTGCTCGACGATATCCGGGTGCGCGATCGCGGCCGCTTCCGGTACGCCAACGATCGCAAGACCCCGCCGCTGATGTGGAACGAGACCAGCGCGAAGTGGGAGCCGCTGCCGCCCAACAAAATGTGGCACATCGCCACCGGCGCAGATCACGATGACGCGCCCTATGGCCTCGGCCTGGCCCATTACTGCTACTGGCCGGTGTTCTTCAAGCGCAACAACATCAAATTCTGGCTGGTGTTCCTGGAAAAGTTCGCATCGCCCACAGCGCTGGCCAAGATGCCTGCCGGGCAATACGACAAGGTCAGCGAGCGGGCCAAGGTGCTGGCCGCCCTGCGCGCGATCGCCACCGAAACCGGAATCGTGGTCCCGGAAGGCACGGAAATCGAACTGCTGCAGGCGTCGCGCAGTGGCACCCAGGATTACGACGGCATGCGCAGCGCCATGGACAACGCCATGGCGAAGCTGATCATCGGCCAGACGGCCAGCAGCGAAGGAACACCGGGCAAGCTTGGCAACGAAGAGCTGCAGGGCAAGGTGCGCGGCGATATCGTCAAGGCCGACGCCGACCTGGTGTGTGCCAGCTTCAATCGCCAAGTGGGCACCTGGCTCACCAGGTGGAATTTTCCCGGCGCGGCCGTGCCGCGTGTCTGGCGCGTCACCGATGAGCCTGAGGACCTGGCCGACCGCGCCGAGCGGGACACGAAAATCTTCGCCCTGGGCTATGAGCCGACCCCGGAATACGTCAAGGAAACGTATGGCGACGGCTGGCAGAAGAAGGCCGTACAGGCCACCGGCCTGACGCCCGACGAACTGACCCAGCGCGCGGTGGCAGAGTTCGCCGAACTGGGCGCCCTGGCCTCGGCGCGAACCGGCCACCGCCTGGATGAGGCTTCGCTCATCCGTGCCGCTGACGCACTGGCAGCCACCTACCCGGACACCGTCGGCCCGCGCGTCGACCAGCTGCTGGCGCTGGCAGACGAAACCAGCGATTACGAAAGCTTCCAGCGCCACCTGGTTGCCCTCTTCGCCGAGGTCGTGCCTGGCCAAATGCCCGTGTCGATGAGCCGGTCCTCAACCGTGGCCAGGCTGCTGGGCCGCCTGCGGGGCCAGCGGTGACGACGATCGCGTATGACGGCAAGCGCCTGGCGGCCGATACCCAGGCGACCACCCCTGCAGGCGGGGTCTGTCCTGCCGATATCAGGAAGCTGCACTACATCACCCACGACGGCCATCACGCCGTGGCTGGCGTTTGCGGCACGCTGGCGCACCTGGGCGACTTGGCCCGCGCGTTCCTGGACGGGGTGACCCTGACGCCGTGCCGAGACGCGCACGGCATCGTGATCGTGCTGCTGGATGGTGGGAGTCATCGCGCCTTCGTCATGGATGGCCACGGCAGCGGGCTGGAAATCACCGGAAAGGCGTATGCCGTGGGCAGCGGTGGCGATTACGCGTTGGGCGCCATGCTCATGGGCGCCGGTGCCGAGCGGGCGGTGAAGGTGGCCTGCAGCGTGGATCCAGGCAGCGGCGGCGATGTGCAGGTCATGGAGCTGCGGCGGGCACCTGCCAAGCGCGGCGGCCGCACTGCGAAACGGAAACCCTGGGAAATGCCATGAACCTGCGCGACACCCTGGATTACTACGACACACCGGACGTGGATGCCTTCAACCTCCCGCCGGAACGGGCGATCGAGTTCTTCCGGAACAAGGGGCTGCGCACCAGCTTCCGGTGGCAGGACGTGTCAGACCAGGAGCACCGCAACGCCTTCACCATCGCCAAAATGGCCGATATCGACCTGCTGGCCGACGTGCAGGCCAGCCTGCAGCGAGCGATCGCCGACGGCATCCCTTACCAGCAGTGGGCCGACGACCTGATACCGACCCTGCAGGCGCGCGGGTGGTGGGGGCGCAAGGCCGTGGTCGACCCGGCCACCGGCCAGACCGTGGTGGCGCAGCTGGGCAGCCCCTCCCGGCTGCAGACGATCTACCGGACCAACCTACAGAGCGCGTATGCCGTCGGCCAATGGGAGGCCATCCAGGAAAACATGGACGCGGCTCCGTACCTGCTCTATGACGCGATCGACGATCACCGCACGCGGCCCGAGCACGCGGCCTGGGACGGCACCATCCTGCGGGCGGATCATCCCTGGTGGAAGACGCACTACCCGCCGAACGGGTGGAACTGCCGCTGCGGCGTCGTGCAGCTCAGTGCCGACGAAATCGAAGAGCTGGGCCTCACGGTGAACAAGCGCGCACCGGCATCCCCGACCACCACCAAGCGCAATCCGCGCACCGGCGCGGCGGTCAAGGTTCCCGACGGAATTGACCAGGGCTGGCAGTCTCCGCGCGGTACCGAGAAAGCGCGCAGTGCCGAGCTGGCCAAGGTCGCCCAGGAGAAGATCGGGGCGCTGCCCACGAAGCCCATGCAGGAGGCCGCTGCGGCTGGTATGCGGGCGACCCGCGCCCAGGCATCCAGGACCGCGCCAGGCGACGCGCCAGGGGCCGCGCAGCTGGTTTGGCAGCCGAGCATGCAGGCGAGCGATGCGAAGCGCTGGGCGGAAGGCACGGCGACGCCAGGCACCTATCTGCACTACAGCAAGGGTGCCGCGCAGATCCAGAAGAAGGGGTTCGACCTGCGACGCGTCGGCGAGGGGGCTGGCGCCGCGTTCGGTACCGGCGTGTACCTGGTGCCGTCGACCGACACCGCCGCGTCGCTGTTCTACCGCAACCTGATCGGCGCCAACCCGATCGAGGCGGTGGCCAGGGTGGTCAAGCCGCACACGGTGCGCATCGATAGCGTGGTGCTTGGCCAGCCCATGGTCGACGGCGTGGCAATCAGGGTCGCGCCCAGCCTGCGCCTGGATCCGCTGAAACTGGCCGTGCTGGACGGTATCCCGAACGCCGAACGGAAGCTGCGCCGGGCGATCGAGCGCAGCAACAGCCTGGACGAAGCGATCACCATGGTGCTGCTGGGCGAGGGGTTCGACGCGGTGATCATCCAGAACGCGGCCTTCGCCGAGTCGGTCGGCGGCACGCAGCTGATCGTCCTGGACCCGCAGAAGATCGTGGCCATCAACCCAAGGGCCAAGCCCGCGAAGCGCACGCCAGGCTGACCCGCTTGCGCTGGGCGCGGCGCCGGTACAGAATCGGCGCCAAGGGAAACCGGTGGGGCAGAGGGGCGGTCAGGGCAACCTGGTCGCCCCTCGGCTTTTCAGTCGAAGCGAAGGATATGCTCGACCGCATCCTCGACCATCTGCGCCGTGAAGCCCTTCGACTTCATCACCAGGCGCATGCAGACGCTGATCGCCGCGCTGTACAGCCTGGCGAAGTCTTCCGGCTCCATCTCAGTGAAGGCGATCGACCTGGCCACCAGGCGCATGTCGCCATTCGCCCCCCACACCGGCGTGTAGAACCCGCACATGATGGTCACGTCCTGGCGGAAGCGATCGAAATCCTTTTCGACCTGGTGCCCCTTGTACTGGATGGCTTCGCCTTCCGACGGCTCCCAGTAGTCGAACGCGAACCGCAGCAGAGCGAAAAACTTGCGCTGAAACTTGTTCGATCGCGGCTTGATGGCGTTGAACACCACCCGCTCACCCACCCGGTGGCTGCTGGCATCGTTGGCCGCCTCTGCCGTGGCGAAGGCGTACCCGTTGGGCACGCGGATCATTTCCAGCTTCATCGCTTCTCCCCCACGACCGCCGTGCGCACGCCTACATGCACATACATGCCGCGCAGCACGTACTGGCCCCGGCAGATTTCACAGAACAGGCGTTCGCGCAGCTTCGGCGTGGCCGGTGCGATCGCCGCCACCACCAGGCGCGCGTCGGCCCTGGTCAGGTACAGGTAGCGCGGCTGCAGGCCCTTTGCCTTCAACATGGCGCGGTACCGTTCGACTCGCTGCAGGATGGTCATGCGTAGATGCCTGGTGATATCAGGTAAGTGTTGTGGACCTGGCGCAGGATGCGAGCCTGTACGACCATCAGTTCGTCATCGGTGCCGAACACCTCCCGAAACTTGCGCGGGGTGTGCTGGTAACTCGGCCCCACTGTGGCGATGAGCGACTTGCTGCCGACGCCGCGATGGTGCCACGGGCAGATCCCCAGGGTGAAGGCGTGGCCGCGCCGCAGCTGGCCATGCTTGCCGCCGGTGGTCAGATGGTGAACCTCGCATGCGGTGTGCAGCTCGGCATAGAGCCAGCAGGCGATGCACCCGCCCTCAATGATGAGCCGGTGCCGCAGGGCCTCGGCTTTCGTCGGGTTGGGCAGGCTGCTGCTGCCGAAACTCACGCGCGCGTGCTCGCGCCGGTGCGCACGTAGCGCAGCGCCAGGCCATTACGGGCAGCGGCCACCACGGCGGCCGCATCCAGGTCGGGGCGAGCCTGGCGCACCAGGTGCTGCCATTCCTGGTTGGTCAGGCTGGACAGGCGCGGCACGTTGGCCGGGTCGATGATGATCGGGGTTCGGTTCATGGGGTTTCCTCGAGGTGCAGGTGAGCCTGGCGCATGGCGGCCACGCCTGCAGGGTTGATCCATAGGGATTCGATGCGCGCGCGGTTCGCCTGGGCGCGGGCATGCACGTCAAAGCGCTTCCAGCCGCCCAGGGTGTCGGCGTACAGCTCCGATGCGTAGCCGGACAGCATCACCATGCCGCGCAGCTCCTGCAGGCGGGCCAGCAGCGCGGCGTGGTCGTCGTCGGTCAGCTCATTGGCATAGATCCGGCGGTGATCCCACGCGCGCGTGCGCAGCATGTAGGGCGGGTCGACGTAGAACAGGGTGGCCGGGCTGTCGTATTGGGCCAGCACGTCCAGAGCCGGGCGCTGCTCAATCAGCACCTGGCGCAAGCGGTCCACGTAGCGAGGAATCTGCGACGGCCAGCCGGTCCAGATGGTGGCTGCACTGCCGTGCGTCGGCCCAGCGCGCCAGCCGTTGCGCGATGCGCGTTGTTTGGCGCCGATCGATTGGGCAGTGCGCACGATGAGGCGCCGCGCTTCCTCGATAGGATCCGTCGCCGGTTCCCAGGCCTGTTCAAACTCGAACCGCGAATACGGCGTCAGCTCCACCAGGCGGCGCAGCTGGTGCGCCATCATCGGGTCGCGCAGGATCCGGAACAGGTTCACCACCGAGGCGTCGAGGTCGTTGTAGACCTCGATAGCGGACGGCGGCTTTTTCATCAGCACCGATGCGGCTCCGCCGAATGGCTCGACATAGCAGTGGTGCGGCGGGAGGTGGCCCAGGATCCAGTCGGCCACCCGCCATTTCCCACCCTGGTAACGCAGCACCGGTCGCGTGATACGGGTCATCAGGCGTTCCTGGCCATGCCGCGCAGGCGCAGCAGGGCGGTGCGTGCGGCCGATTCCCAGCCGGTCGGGTCGTAGGCAAAGCATGCGTCGCAGCGTTGCGACCGACGGCGCGTAGAGGTGACCGGGAGGTCTACCCACACGAAACCGTTGCTGATGCGCACAGAGAACCCGCGATGGTTGCTGGTCGCCCAGGTGCCGAAGTCGCGCGGTACGCGGCCGTTGCGCGCCAGCATCACCAGGTGCTGGTGGAGGTAGCCGGGGTCGGCCGGGCTGCTCAGCGCCAGCGCGCGGCGTACCCCCATCTCCTTTTGCAGCACCAGCGCGAGCTGATGCGCGGCCTGCTGTTCGTACAGTGCGCGGCCGATCGGGTGAGGTGCGGAGGCCGCCAGCGCAGATGCGCGCTGTACCGTGGCCAGTGATGCGTCGGTCATGTTCAATCCTTCCGTGAAATGTAGTCTTCGACGGCCGCCTGGGCATCGCCGCCGCGATCGACGGCAGCCAGGCCCACGCCGACCACCTCGGGCGGGTAGCCAGACAGCCCGTGCTCCAATTCGATGGCGCAGAGCGTGTCCAGATCGTTGATGCGAAGGGCAGCCACGTAGTGCTGCAGGTGGGTTTTTTCGATCATCGCGGGATGCCTTCAAGCCTGGCGATCGCCGAGTGCGCCTTATCGATGGCCGCGCCGAGAGCCTGGTCTAAACCCTGCAAATCCACCGGGTCAGGGCCACCCACGCGGCGCGCGATGGAAAGTCCACCAATCTCATCAAGGGCACGTAGCGCATCCGATACAGCGGCACGGGCTGCAGACAGCTGTTCCAGAAGATGGCGCTCGAAATCAGCTTTCCGGTCGCTGGCCATGTTCCGGCCGCCGCGTCGCCGTGCATCTTCGTCGGATTTCTTGCCATATCGCGCAGCACGCTCGGCGCGGTCCTTGAGGTTGCAGTCGATTGCGGCCAGCACGTCAACGTGGGCGCTCATGCTCCGCCACCCAGCAGCTTTTCAAGCAAAGCATCGGCCTGCTCGACCGCTTCGTGGTGGCGGGCGAGGTCATCCTTCATCCCGGCCGTTTTGTTGCGGTAGGCGCTGATCCGGCGAATCTGGCGGAGCGCGTTGTTCCGCGACTTCCAGACGTGGCGCGCCAGGCTCAGGTCGCCGCTGTCCTTCTGTTCCTGGGTCAGCTCTTCCATCAGATGGCTGCCCCCAAGGCGTAGGCCAGCACCAGCACCACGGCGATGGCTTTCAGGACGGTGACCAGCGGCAGACGCCTGGTCGGCACATGGCGCGCGCACTGGACGCGGCGGCCAGCTTTCAAGCCCTCGAGGGCATTGGTGTAGCTGCGGTCGGATTTCATCGGGATTCTCGGTAGGGTCAGCGGTAGAGGGAAAGGACCACGGAGACGGCCCAGGAGACGGCGACCATATCGACCATGCCCAGCAGGGCAATGACCGGCATGCGCGGGGTGGAAGGGGTGCGGTGGCGATCCATTTGCCTGTCTCCGTGGTCTGCCGGGAGCGTCCCGGCCCGGTGCGCATTGCAACGCAACGGCGATAGATTGCAACGAGCCATTGCATAAGTCAACAGGTCCGGCCGGAAGTGGTCCCACCTGTCGCCACATGGGCGTCACGGCGAGCATTCATGCCCATGAAGACCCCCAAGCCCTTTCTGATCTTTCGTGCCGGAACGCATACGGACAGCGCCGGAAACAAAACCACGTTCACGCGCGAAGAGCTGGCCAGCGCGGTGAAGGCATACGGTGAGGGCGATTGGCGCGCGCCCCTGGTGTGCGGCCACCCCAAGGGCGACGCACCGGCCTACGGCTGGGTCGGCAAGATGCGGGTTGACGATGAGGGCGGCGTTTGGGTCGACCAGGTCGACGAACTGAACCAGGACTTCGCCGAGCTGATGGAGAAGAAGGCCTTCCGCAACCGCTCCGCCTCCTGGTACCACCCCGACCACCCGAGCAACCCGACCCCCGGCGTGTGGGGCCTGCGCCACCTGGGCATGCTCGGAGCCATGCCGCCCGCGCTCAAGGGCCTGAAAGACGTTGAGTTCCACGACAGCGAGGGCATTACGGTCGAGTTCGAGGACTACGCCTTGACCGCGATCGGCCGCGTCTTCCGCAACCTGCGCGAGCTGTTCATCGAAAAATTCGGCATGGACGTGACGGACAAGGTGATCCCGAACTGGACCGTCACCGACCTGGACGAAATGGGCCGCCGCCGCGCGGAACCCGAGAACACCCCACCCCTGCCCGATGTGGCATTTACCGAAACCGAGGATGCACCGACCATGGACCTGACCCCCGACCAGATCGCCGCCCTGCAGCAGAAGGCTGCCCGCACCGACGCCCTGGAAGCCGAAAACGGCACCCTGAAAACCGCCAACACCGAGCTGACCGCCAAGGTGACCAGCTTCGCCGAGCAGGAACAGCGCAACGCCGCCGCCAACGCCCTGAGCCAGGCGAAGTCTGACCTCGCCCCGCTGGTCGCCGCTGGCAAGCTGCTCCCGGCCCAGGTCGACTACCACGCGCAGATGATGGTGGGCATGGACAACCAGGCGAAAACCTTCGAGTTCGGCGAGTTCACCGGCGAAAAGGCGATGACCGCGCGCGCGGCCTACCTGCACAACCTGGGCGCCCAGCCGAAGGTCGTCGAGTACAGCGAAGTCACCGCGAACGCCTCGATGCCCGCCGACCTGAGCCCGCAGCAGCTGGCCGAAAAGATCACCGAATACCAGGACAGCCAGGCTGCCAAGGGCATCCACGTCACCGGTGCCCAGGCGCTCGACTTCGTCACGACCAACCACAAGTAACCGGCCCGGCTCACAGCCACCGACCACCCCCGCGTCGCATCTACCGCTCAGAGGCACACCCATGCGCAACGAACTGTTCATCAAAGCCTGCTATGCCGCAGGCAAGATCCTTCCCTTCCGCATCGTGGTCCACGGTGCAGCCGATGCGTTCGCTGCGCAGGCAACCACTGCCACGGGCGCATCCTTCGGCTGCAGCGACAGCCTGGGCGCCAATGATGCGAATGACCCGGTCGATATCGTCCGGGGTGGCATCGCGGAAGTGATCTATGGCGGCACCGTCACCCGTGGCCAGCCGCTCACCAGCGACAGCCAGGGTCGCGCCATCGCCGCAGCCACCGGCAATCGCATCATCGGCTTTGCCGAAGTTTCCGGCGTGGTCGGCGATCGCGGCTCGGTTTTCATCGCCCCGGGCTTCGCGGCCTGATTCAACGTCGGAGCCGCAAGGCACTGACTCCCCCTGACCAAAGAAAAAAGAGGCTCTGCCATGCAGCTGCGACCCTTCCCGACCGACCCGCGCCTCACCGGCATGGTGTTGGCCTACCGTAACGCCGAGATGATTGCTGACCGGGTTTTCCCCCGGGTGCCGGTCCCGAAGAAAGAGTTCCGCTGGTTGAAGTTCGACCGCGCCCAGCGGATGACCGTTCCCGAAACCCTGGTCGGCCGCAAGAGCCGCCCGAATGAAGTCGACTTCTCGGCCCAGGAAGAACCCGGCCTGGTCTACGATCGCGGCCTCGACTCGGTCGTGCCGAACGACGATATCCCCGAGGCTGCGGGCACGGGCTACGACCCGATCGCCGAAGCCGCCGAAGGCACCACCGAGCTGATCGTTCTGGATCGTGAAATCCGTGCGGCGAACAAGGCGATGAACGCCAACAACTTCGCCACCGGCAGCAAGGTGGTGGTCACCGAGAAGTGGGACGACCCGGACAGCACGCCGCTGGTGCAGATCCGCGACCAGCTCGACAGCATGTTCGTGCGCCCGAATGTGCTGGTCATGCCGGTGCCGGTGTGGAACAAGCTTTCTCAGCACCCCACTGTGGTCAGCGCGCTGACCATCAGCGGCACCGTGAATGGCTTTGCCACCCGCGAAGCCGTCGCCCGCCTGCTGGAAATCGACGAAATCCTGATCGGTCGCGCATGGGTGAACAACGCCCGGCCGGGCCAGGAACCGGTGATGGCCCGCGCGTGGGGCGGTGAAAACGTGCTGGCGTTCTACCGCAACCCGACGGCTACCCCGCGTCGGGGAATCACCTTCGGCTTCACCGCGCAGTGGGGCGGCCGTGTCGCTGGCCAGATCCCCGATCCGATGGTGGGCCTGCGTGGCGGCGTGCGCGTGCGCGTCGGCGAGTCGGTCAATGAGCTGATCGTCGCCCAGGATGTGGCTTTCCTCTGGCAGGACACCCTGAGCACCTAACAGCCACGGCATCTGCCGAGGTTTGCTAACAGGGGGTCGGCTACGGGTGACCGAGCCGACCCCCTTCTGGTTTCAACCCACCCAGGAGCACCAGCACCATGAGCAAGAACACCAGCACCAGCACGCAGGCCGCGAAGGCCGAAACGAAGGGCGCGGCCCAGGCCGATAACGATTCGGCGACCGGCGGCGAAGCGGCGGGCGGCGGCGTGATGGAGAACGGCGGCGGCACCGGCGCGGGCCCCAGCGGTGCGCAGCTGCAGGCAGCGGCAACCGGAAATGACCAGGGCGCAGCCGCTGTGGTGGATGCTGCTCTCGGCGGCACCACGGGAGAGCTGGAAGCCGCCGCGTCGAAGGATTCCACCCCGCCGGACCAGGCGGCCGCCACCCCGCCTGCAGCGAAGAAGACCGGCAAGTACGTCGCCGCCACTGCTTTCCAGCGCATCCCCGCTGGCCAGCCGATCACCCCGGCCGACTTGAAGAGCAAGCGCGACCCGGATGGCGAACGAGAGTTCGCCAAACAGCTGGGCAAGGGCACCATCGTCGAAGCGCGCAAGGCCTGAGCCATGGGATACCTGACGACCCAGGAATACGACGAAAGGTTCGGCGCAGAAGAGCGCGCCGAGGTGCTGGCCACGGATCCGTCGCTGACGCTCGAGGCCGCCATCCGGGATGCCGAATCCATCGTCGACAGCTACCTGGCTGCCGTGCCCAACCGCACGTACAGCGTTCCTCTGGTCGTCGGGGTCCCTTCCCGCATCGTGGAGCTGACCGCCGACCTTGCGCGGTACGAAATCCACGCGAAGAAGGTCACCCACGAAATCAAGCGGCGCCGCGACCAGGCCATCGAGTTCCTGCGCGACCTGGTCAAAGGCCTGGCTGTGATCCCCGACCTGGCACCAGGCGGCGGTGACCCGGTCGACACCGGCGGCGCAACCGCGATCGCAGAGCCCCGTGTGTTCGATAGCTGCACGCTGCGTGGGTACCTCGGCCGGTGAAAACGAACTGGTACATCAACGATCAAAAGATCGCCCGTCGCTTCTCCGACATGGGCCTGCGCGGGGAGCGTAAAGCGCAGGCGCTGGGCGCCATGGGCAACGCGATCAAAAACCGGGTCGTGCTGGGCTTCCGTCTCGGGCAGTCGCCATGGGGCGTTCCCTGGAAGCCGATCAATCCGGCATTCCGCGTCGGCCAGCCGCTGCGAAACAAAGGGCAGCTGCAGCGAAGCATCAACAGCCGCGTCATCGGCAACGCCGCCGTGGTCGGTACCAACATCATCAGCGCCAGGGTCCACCAGTTCGGCGCCATCATCCGGCCGCGCAACGCGGGCGCCCTGGCCTTTATGTCGCGCGGCGGCCTGGTCCTGGCGCAGTCGGTGCGCATCCCCGCGAGGCCGTTCATGCCCATCAAGGGCAACACCGTCGACCTTCCCGCAACGTGGCGCCGTAGCGCCTACAACGCGCTCCGCAAGGTAATGAAACTGTGACCAGCACCGTATATGACCCGATCGAAATCGAGGCCCTTATCGCTGCCCGGCTCACGGCACGCATCAAAGACGCCGGGCTGGTCAAGCACGTGTATACGACCAAGGAATACGAAGACGTGGGCGAGCAGTCCCAGCTGGTTCCCGCCCTGGTGGTCATCTACAACGGTCTCCGTCCCGAGACGAACATCAGCAGCGGCGCGGTCACGGCCATCCTGCTGGACTACATCGTGGTGGTTGCGGTCCGTTCCAGCAAAAACACCCTGCGCGGTGATGATGCGAAGGCGAAGGCGGCGGCCATCTTCATCCCCACCCTGCAGGCCATCGTGAATTGGCGGCCTGCGTCGGGTCTGCGCCCCATCCAGCTGGCGGAGGGGCCTGGCGCCGAATACAGCGATGCGGGGTTCTGCTACCTGCCGATCATGTGCAACACCCGCTTCACCCTCACCCCCGCCCCATAGAACGGAGACACCACCATGGCTGCACGTAACACTTACGCCTACCTGGGCGCAGGCAAAATCAAGATGCGCGAGGTGGGCGCGGCTGCGCCCTTCCTGGCCGTCGGCAACGCATCCGCGCTGACCTTCGGTGCCACCACCGACAGCAAGACGCTGCAGGACCGCACCCAGCCCGGCGGCGGCACCTATGCCAAGGTCGACCGCACTGGCGAGGTCACCGTCGCAATCACGCTGCACGACCTGGACGCCCCGAACCTGGCCAAGGCTGCCGGTGGCGGCGTGATCGACAAGGCTGCAGGCAACACCACCGCAGAGCCGGTGGTCGCGTACAAGGGCGGCACCACCCCGCTGTCGTCCCCGCCGTCGACCATCACCGCCGTGACCGGCGTGGGCGGCACCCCGGCGTATGTCGCGGGCACCGACTTCCGCATCACGCCGTCGGGCCTGGAAATCCCCAGCACCAGCACCATCCCGGCGCCGGTGGCCGGTGCGCCGAACATCGCGGTCACCTACACGAACACCGCGCAGCGCGTAATGCAGGCCATCGTGAACAGCGGCAAGGAATACGAACTGCTGTTCGAGGGTCTGAATGAAGCCGAGCAGGACGTGCCGATGATCGTGCATGCCTACCGCGTCAAGTTCACCCCGGCGCAGGCCATCAACTTCCTGAGCGACGACTTCGCCGCGCTCGAATTGACCGGTACCGCGCTTCCGAACCAGGCGATCGTGGCCAACGGCCTCAGCCGCTACTGGAAGGCCACCGTAGTCGAGCCGGTCACCACGCCGTAACCACCAGGTGGGCGCCGCAAGGCGCCCGCCATCTCACATGCCCAGGGGGGCAATCAATGAACCAGACCAACCAGAACCAGGAAGCGATCGAGCACCTGGCGCCGAGCACGAAGCCGCTCGCCATCACCATCAACGGCAACACGGTCCACTACACCGTCAGGCCGCTGCAGACGCGCCAGATTTGGCCGATCCTGCGGCTGGGCCTCCCCCTCATTGGGAGCCTGGGCGGGATCCTCGGCGTGGCGCCTGCGCCTGCTGAATCCCCCCTGGTTGGCAAGCCGGGCCTCGCCCAGGCTCCCGCCATCATCGAACAGGTCGTCGGCCCGGAAATCAGCGGGCTGCTGATGGCCATGGCCGAGCACGGCGAGAAGATCACCGAGATCCTGGCCATCGCCCTGGATGAAAAGCTGACGATCGTGTCCAGCTTCATGCCGCACGACACCTTCCTGGCGCTGCGCGCTGTGTACGAGGTGAACCGGGATTTTTTTCAGACCCACATGGCGCCGCAGCTGGGCCTCAACCTCGGGGCGATGGAAGAAAGCGCGCTCGGGCAGGCGATCAAAAGCCATCTGCATGGGACACCTGGGGATGGGGAGACACAATCCAGCAGCTGATATCTGCAGGTCACACCCCTGATGCGGTGGCCTGCTACACGCTGGGCCAGGTCAAGTTCTACGGGGAGGCGATCGACAGGGAGCGGCGGCGCAGCCAGCGAGACCTGGCTTTCCTGATACGGGCCGCATCGCAATACCCCGCCGACGATTTCAAAGCCTTTGTAGAGGACTAAAAGTGGCCACCGACACCCTGTCAGTACGCATCACAGCCGAAACCGAACCGCTGCGCCGGGCTTTCACCGTCCTGCAGCAGCAGCTGGACAGGGTGAGGGCAACAGGCGCAGCGGTGGGCTCCACCGCTGCAGCTGGTGTCCAGCAGCTCAACACACGCCTGTCGCAGACGGCAGGCCTGGCCAGGAACATCGCCGCGTCCCTGGGCGTCGGCTTCTCCGCTGTTGGCCTGGTGCGCGCCGCCGACGAAGCGGCGCAGATGACCGCAAAGCTGACCCTCGCCACGAAGGCGACCGGCGGCCTGCAGATTGCCCAGCAGGGCGTTTTCAGCATCGCCCAGCGCACGCGCACGACCCTCGCTGCCACGGTGGACCTCTACGCCCGCATCGAGCGAAGCACGCGCGAGCAGAAGGTCAATCAGGCCACCATCCTGCAGCTGACCGAGACCATCAACCAGGCCGCCAAGCTCAGCGGCGGCGGCGCCAGCGCCGAAGCGGCACTGTTCCAGCTGTCCCAGGGCCTGGCCAGCGGCACCCTGCGCGGCGAGGAACTGAACAGCGTGCTCGAGCAGACGCCGCGCCTTGCGCAGGCGATCGCTGACGGCATGGGAATCCCGATCGGCAAGCTGCGCCAGATCGCCCAGGAGGGAAAGCTCACCAGCGACGCCGTGCTGCGCGCGGTGCTCAGCCAGTCCAAGGCCATCCGGGAAGAGTTCGAGACCTTCCCGCCGACCATCGCTGACGGCTTCACATCGATTCGCAATGCCCTGGTGCAATACATCTCGCAGAGCGACCAGGCGGGCACCACCTCGCGCAACATCGCCGACGCCCTGCAGAGCATCGCCGCCAACCTGCCCAACATCATCGCCCTGGTCTACCGGCTGGGGCCGCTGGTGCTGGCGGTCTACACCGCATTCAAGACCTGGCCGCTGATCGTGGGAATCGTGGCGGCCGTGCAGGCGGCGATCGCCAGGTTCAATGTCCAGATGGCCCTGAGCACGCCGCTGATGCGCGCTGCATCGGCGCAGGCGACGATCCTGGCCGGAAGCATGACGGCGCTGGGCCCAGCCAGCGCGATCGGCGCCACGGGCGCGGTGGCGGCCCTGGGCAGGATCCGCGCTGGGCTGGGGGTGCTGATCGCAGCCTTTGCCGGTTGGCAGATCGGTTCCTACCTGAGCGACCAGTTCCTTGAGGCGCGCCTCGCTGGCCTGGCGCTGGTGGTCGGCCTGGACGTGGCATTCAAGACGCTGGCCGGTGGTGTCCGGCAGATCGGCGTCACCATCCGCGAGGTGTTCGTCGGCGCCTTCAACTACGTGCTGGGCCGTGCCGAAGCCTTCTACCGCGCCCTGGGCGCAGCTGCGGAGCGGATCCCGGGCATTGGCAGCAAGGCGTCAGCACTCTACGGCGACTTCGCCGACACGCTGGCCAGCTCCCGGCAGGAGGCCGAGGGCATCGCCAATGCGTTCAAGCGCGTGTATGACGAAACCGAGGCCGCGAAAGAGGCCGCACGCCAGATGGGGTTGGAACTGGCCGATGCGCAAATCGCCGGATTCAACGCGAAGGAAACCCCCGGGACCGGCGGTGATATCGGCATCGCCAACGCGGTCAATGCCGGGGCGGCGAGCCTGAAAGAGCTGGCCAAGCTTGCCAAGGTTCAGGCCGACCTGGTCGTCGATGAGGTCAGCCGCGCGCTGGCCCAGCTGCAGCGACTGTATGACCAGGGAAAGGTTTCGATCCGCGACTACTTCGCCGAGAAGGCCAGGCTCGAGACGCAGAGCATCGATGCCCAGCTCGAGGCGGCGCGCGCCGAGCTGCGGGCGGCCAGCGGTACCGACGAAGTGGCGGCCGCGAACGCCAACATCATCAAGCTGATGCGCGACCGCAAGGCCGTGTCGATCGACGCGATCGAGGCCCAGCGCCTGGCCGAAAAGGAACTGGCCGAGCAGATGAGCGAGGTGGATGCCCGCATCCTGCAGGCGCAGGGTCAGGGCTCCGATGCCACCCGGGCGCGCCTTGAAAAAGAGTTCCTTTCGCTGAAACTGCGGCTGCAGGCCGAGGGCGACGCTGCGGGCGAGGAACTGGTCAACAAGCTGATCAACCTCGAAACCCTGGACAGCAGACTGACCCAGGCGGGCCAGCGCATCGGCGAAGCCCTGCAGCGTTTCCAGGGGGTGGAGGCGGCTACCGGCGCCCAGGTCAGCGCGGGCATGCTGGCGCAGAGTGACGCGGAAGAGCGGATTCGCCAGCAGCGCGAGTCTTCCCTCGCCGTGCTGATCCGGCAGCGTGAGGAACTGGCTGCCGTGGCTGCCGAGGCGGCCCGGGTTGGCGATTCGTTCACCCTCGAGCGTGCGAACAGCGCCTTGCAGGAGCTGGACGGGAACATCGCCACCCTGGCGATCGACACCGAGGCGCTTGGCTACAAGGCCGCCCAGGTGCTGCAGGGTTCGCTGACGCAGCTGTTCGAAGACCTGGCGTCCGGTTCGAAGTCTGCCGGTGAGGCCCTGCAGGACTTCGTGCTCAACTTCGTTCGCGGCATGGCGCAGATTGCCGCCCAGGCGCTGGCCACCTACCTGGTGCTGCAGCTGCTCGACGCCATCTACCCCGGCCTGGGCAAGCTGGTCGCTGCTGGTGGCGGCGCTGCTGCCGGTGTTCCCTCGAACCACAGCGGCGGCATGGCCGGAAGTGGCGCCAGCCGCCGCGTGCTGCCCGCCCTGGCCTTCGCCGGTGCTCCCCGGTACCACAGCGGCGGTATCGCTGGCCTGGCCGCTGATGAGGTTCCATCGATCCTGCGCAAGGATGAGGAAATTCTCACCCGCCAGGATCCGCGCCATCGCTACAACCAGGGCGGCACCACGGAAACCCTCGAGGATCGGGTGCGCTTCGTGTTCGTCGACGACCAGCGCAACCTAAACGACTATCTGGAAAGCCCGCGCGGGGAACGTACCATCGTCAAAATCATGCAACGGAACCCACAATGACCACCAAAATCGGCACCGCCGCGAACTACATCGACCTGCTGAAAATCGTTGATGCCTTCGTGACCGATACCGGGCACGCCTGGGGCCTGCGTTTCATGGGCACCGGCAACGGCCGCCTGCGCGGCCCCGGCGGCACCACGGGCGGCTACATCGGGACCGTGGCCAGCGTCACCGAGACGATCACCATCACCGCCACCAGCGCGACCAGCTTCTCCGTTGTCGGCTCGGTCAGCGGCAGCCTGGGCACGGCCACCGTCGGCGCCGACTTCTCATCGTCGGTCGTCAGGTTCCGCATCGTGGCCGGGACGACCGCATTCGTGGCAGGCGACAAGTTCACCCTCAACACCGGGCCGCGCTGGACCCGCGAGCGGTTGGGTGGCTGCATCGAAAGCACCTATCGCACCGGCAGCTACAACAATCTGCAGATCCTGTTTGATGACCTGATCAACGCCCAGGTGTCGGCCACCACGCTGCCGCAGAACGTGCAGGTCGAGATGGTCAGCCCAACCCCGGTGCGGGCAATCAGCATCTGGTCCGGACAGACGGCAAGCCAGGGACCGGCCGCCTTCAACCTGCAGTGGTCCGACAACGGCACGACTTGGACGACGGCGCAGTCATGGTCGGCGCAGACCTGGACGGGCGCGTATCAGCGCCGCGACTTCGTGCTCACTGCAGATCCAGGTTCGCACCTTTACTGGAAGCTCAACGTTACCGCAGCCAATGCGGGCACAACCGCGATGGGTGAGCTGCGATTCTTCGCTGACACCGGAATGAAGTGGGACGTTACGACGCGCGCAGAATACGCATGGAAAGGTCCCGGCGTAGATGGTGCGCAGGAGATTTTCGCTGCGGGATTCTCGGTAACAAACGTCGGCGCTGATACCTACAACCTCGGTTTCCGTGGGTTCCGTTTCTGGCAGGACCGGGCGCAATCAATCGTCGATATCCCTGATAACTCGGGCACCAAATACACCTACCTGGCGAAGCTTCCGATCGCCTACTGGCTGGTGGTGAACGGCGGGCGGATCATCCTGGCTACTCGAATCTCGGGCATCTATCAGTTCGCATACATCGGCTTCGGACTTCCCTACGAGACACCCAGCGCTCACCCCTTCCCCTACATCGTCGGCGCCAGCGCAGTGAATCAGGCTCTCCGTTGGGACGACACCGGCAACCAGCTGCGCAGCCCTGCCGACCCGATGCACTCCGCGTCCAGTAGTTCCCAGCCTGCCCAGTGTGGAACGGCGGCAATGTTCCCGAGCGGGGTGTTCGAAGGCATTGGAAATCGATACCCAAGCAACACGACCAGCGAAGGTTCGCAAACCGACACGGCCGCTATCGGCGCTACCTGGCCCTACAGCTTCGGAAACGGCGGCAGCCCTCAGCCTGCATATCTGCGTGAGGCAATGGATGGGAGCAAGCCGCTGTTTCCGGTGGTTATCAACTATGGCCGGGTATCACCCAAGCACGTGTGGGGTGAGTTTGACGGCGTCTACTACACGACGGGGTTTAACCAGGCGTCGGAAGCCATCCTGCGCGATGGTGCAATCGACGTGATGGCCATACAGAACGTTTTCCGAACCACCGTCAATTCCTACTCCGCCATCGCACTGGACTGAAACCATGGCATATCAAACCGGCACCGCAACTGACACCGCTGACTTGCTGGACAAGCTGCGGGTATTCGCGCTGGCCAACGGTTGGACGATCAACAACTACGGCGATCGAACGGTAGGAACTGCGCCGCGAAAAGCGCTGCAGCTCACCAAGGGCGGAATCTCGGCATCTTTCCTTTCCGATTCTGCTGTGGGCACTGCTGCCAACCCTGGGCCTTACATCCTGACCTATGGTCACGACGCCTATGCGGCAGGCGGTGGCACTGAGAACCAGGCAAACGCCAGCACCAAAACGCAGAGCAATGCGATGGTAGGGCCGTTCCAGTCCTATCATTTCTTCTGCGACAACGGCGATACCAACCCCTACCTTTACGTGGTTGTCGAGACCAGCAGCGGCACGTTTAAGCACTTCGGCATCGGCAAGATTGAAGGTCTAGGCGAGGTGCTGACAGGCTGTTTCGCCTACGCCTGCAACTGGTATTACGTGTCGAGCCCTGACTACGTGAGCGATGCCAATCTCTTCAGGCATTCGGTGCCGTTCGATACGCTGGAAAACAACAACGGCAACGGTCAATACAGCACCTATGTGCGGGGAGATTCCGATTCAATGTCACCGCGCTGGTATGCGAGCTATTCCAACATCGCGGCGAATATCCTTTCTGGTGGCGTGCGTGGCAATAACCCCGGCAGCGCTTCTGCCGGTTCCGCTATTCCGATGACCTACGGGATCATGCAGGCCGGTGCGAGCGAGCGGACGGGCCGTACCATCCTGCAGAATTGCCTGGTCTCTGGCGCAAGGGTCAGTGGCCAATTCAGCCCGCTTGGCTGGCCGCCCAACATGCGGTGGGTGAACCTTCGCTACCTGGATCCAGGCGCAACCCTGGTACTTGGGTCGGATACCTGGAAGGTGTTCCCGGTGATCCGCAAGAACGGCGGTAGCGGACAGCCAAACTCTGCCCTCTATGGCTACGCCTTCAAGGTGAATTGAGATGCCGTCTTCCCTGTTCCAGTGGGATTACACCCCGGTCTTTCGGCCTTTCTCTCCGCTGCCGAGCCATGCGGTGGCCGTGGGTTTGCTGGCCGAGGTTTCGCGCAGCCGATCGGTCGCTTTCGATCGCTGGGCGTACCAGGAAGCCAGCACTCAGATGGCAACGGTGGTGGCGCCCATGTTCGGTGGCGACTTCTACAACCGGCTGCACGTTTCCACACTGGTTCTGTCGCTGGGCAACCTGGTCGGCAACCAGACCCGCGAAATCACCATCTGGAATGCCTACCGGCGCGCGCGCATCCTCGAGTCGATACAGCTGGTCGACGGCGAGGGCATCACGGTGAGCGGGCAGCCCGCGCCGCCGCTGCAGTTCGCCCCGCTGCAGGAACGCAAGTACAGCATCGCGGTGAGCACCGACGGCCCGCCGACTGTCGATGCAAAGCTCATCTTCGATATGGACGAAGGCCAGACCATCACCATCAGCATCACCGGTAACCGCGTGATCGGCTGGTCCTGGCCGCCGGACTGGACGAACGGCATGCTCGAGGCGCTGGAATGGCAGACGGACGTGATCGAGACCGAGAACGCCAACGAACAGCGCTTCGCTATGCGGCTCAGCCCGCGCCGGACACTTGAGTTCGGATTCGGCGCGGAGGCGCAGGCGAAACGGGTCATGGAATCGGCCGCCGCCGCCTGGTCCGGCCGCGTGTGGGTCATGCCCTTCTGGCCGGACGGGCAGGACCTGACCATCGCCGCGCCGGTGGGCAGCACCAGCCTGATCGCCAAGACGGTCGGCCGCGACTTCTACGACGGCGGCCTGGCCATGCTGCTGGGCACCA